GTTGAAGTAAGGCTAAACGGTGTAGCATCTGCCGTGGCTGTTGCGCCTTGCGTTGCCGTTGCTGAAATAGTTACCATACCTGTAAGTGATACTACCCATGCAAGTGTATTGCCTACTTGCGTAACCTGTGGCGCGTTCTTCGTTCCGTTGCCGAAAAAGAAACTATAAAAGGTTGGTGTAATATCGGTAGAGACCAACTTAATGTAAGCCGTTGCACCGTAGTTTAATGATGTGGCTGGAACGGTATATCCTGCATCTGAATAGACTTCGATTGATAGTGATGGCAGTGTAACCGTGTCAGGTACAACAACTTCACCACCCACAACCGTAGTGGCAACAACTCCCTGCGTAGTGTATCTAACAACCACATCTTTAGCAATGGTAGAAGGTTGGTTAATTACTAAGTCACCATTCGCGCTTATTGGTGTGTTTGGAAGTACAAGAGAATCCTCCGCTTTGACATCAACCGAGTAACTACCGTCCGAGTTCTGTATCGTTGAATCATCAACCCTCCAATGTACCCCTTGTTTTGAGCCAACCTGAGTCGCCCCCGTACTTTGTCTGATTTCAATGTTGTCTGTTTCTCCTGATGGCACGTCTACCATATCAACACCGTTCAATTGAACAGTTGCATCAGGTACAACAGAAGGATTTGCAGAAGTTCCAACAGGTGTTCCAAGTGTATTCTCAATCACTTGGTTATTGGTTGAACCACTTGCAGCCGTTCCGACATCAACACCGTTTACCTGTTCAGTTACGTCAGCACAATTAGCCAACCATTCCGTTAAACAGTCCACTTGTTCAACCGTCAACCTATCTTGAACCGCAACACTACAAAAGTCAAAAGTATGTAGAATGTCACTATCTACATCGTCACATTCAGTAGGTAAACAATCGGTATCGGAATCAATTACGATGTTAATATCAACCGAACCAAATACATACTTGAAGTCAGGTTCTTGCGTTTGAGTTCCGCTTGTTTCTTCGCTCCAAACGCTTAACGGGTCGCCATTTGAACTTGGTGCTGTTATGGTAACTTTAGCAGCACCCAAAGCCGTACACAAAGCACCATTATCAACGTTGAATTGCTTGACTATTGTTTGTCGAATACGGTCAAATGAATACGCATCATCTTGCGTTAAATTCGTTCTAGGTACACTAAAAACCAATCTTAACGGTACGGTTGTTTGAACCCGTTTAAGTGCCTTGTTTGGGTTGCTTTCGCGCGATACGTCAATAGTATCTCTTAGTCTCCAATAACTAACACCGTTAGCTGAATCAAAGTCTATGTCTTGAAACTCGCCACCGCTAATGTATTCCTTTGGCGCAATTACATCTCCTTTTGTTTTCAACTCGCAAAGGCAACGGGTTAAATCAAAGTAGTTGAGTAGTTCCAACTTTAGATTCAGAAAGTTTACTATTGCTTTAAGCATTGCGTTCGATTACTTCTTTAGGTACAACCGCCTCAGATACGGGCAAAATGGAGTGTTGACAGTTGTAGCCTCCAGCGGTTTGAAATATAGTCTTTTCGTTTGTTCCATCCATCCAGCCGTCCCACGGTTGCAACGCGCCCCACTCTTCAACTTCTTTTTTACTGAAAAACTTGCCATTTCTTGATTTGCAAAAGGGTCTAGTTGTCTTTAATAAACCACCCGTGTAAAGGTAATAACTAAACCCTAGCTGTTCCGCTATTTCATTTGTGACCGCCCTATCTGACAGCGCGAATGTGTCGCTAACTATCTGCCGTGTTGCTCGTTCTAAACGCCCTACTTTTTCGGGGTCGCCCTCAATCAATTCTCTAAATGTATCGAGTAAGTCAGAACGTGAACCACCTGCTAAAACTGAATTGCTTAACGCTTGTCTCATTGGATTAGTCAAGTATTGGTCGGTTGAATTTAGTAGGCTTAAAACAGCTTCATTCTTCTTTGCTCTTACAATTGAATTAGCAATAGCGGGAACTTGAAAAGCATCTTCGACAGCATCAAAGTATTTGTAATTAATAGCCGCTTGATTATCAAACTCATCCATTAATTCGCTAACCGCGCTTTCGTATTCAGCACCTGTTAGAACATCTTTAATTTGGTTTACAATCGCTTCAATCTTCAATATGTTCGATTCATTCACAACGATTAAACCGTTTGTGTAATCCAACTCATCAAGCAATCTAATAACCTCATTAAACTTAGAGCGTTGAATCCTAACCATACGACTTGAAAAGGCATCGGGTATTGTCTCCAAACGCTCAACCTTTAGGTCAATTATCTTCTTTATTTCATCGCTGAAACTCATTGACCTAATACCCTATTTGCAAAATCATTCGCCCTTGTTACAGCTAAGTCCTTTGGAGTTGTTGCAATCGCCCTTTCTTTTAACCGATTAACCTGTTCGTCAATTTCCAATCTTAAAAAGTTAGGGTCTTCGCCTATCAAGTCGTTAACTAATTTAAAAGCTGAATCATGTAGTACCATTTCCCACGCCTCAACCGTGTTCAAAGTCTTTCGCTGAATAATCTCCTCGTTGCTTAATGTCAGAATCCTATCAGCCGCCTCAATGATTTCAGAAACGGTGTTTGTAGACTGTTCAGAATAGAATCTATTACGCAAGTATTGATGAACAAGCGAACTAATTACGTGAGTAGGTAGCTTAGCCTCTCTTGCAATCTTAATATCTTCTAAGACGTCTGCATCCGTTCTAAAGTCAAATGACTTAGGATACACCAATTTAGCACCTTCAAAGTCTTTACCGTATCGAACTTTGCCGATAACATCTAGTTGAAATTGGAATATATCAAAGGTTTGGTCGGAATCAGGAAGAACAAAAGCGTACATTGCTTTCATATCAATGCTCATTCCAGTTGCCGTCATGTCTTCCGACCCCTTAACGTTAGAGTTTGAGGTGTGAATATGAAGCATTGACTTTGCTTGCTCAAAGTATTCTTTTGCCGTTTCCTTTGTAAAAGATAGCGTTTCGGTACTCGGTGAAACATAACCCATTGGAACACTAAAAGCCGTATCTCCTTTGTCCATACCTTCAGCACCTCGCAGTAAGTAAGTACCCATTGAAGAGAACCGTGGCATTTGCCCCGACCCATGACACTTAGGGCATTCTAATTTGCCGTGTTCACCCATGAAGTAACCATCGTGACATTGAATACCTTCAGAATTTGTGAAGTCGCAATCGTCACCAACCGCCCATCGCATTGGGAAACATACGTTAGCAATTTGAGCGTTTAGGTAATTGGAATAAAGCAACGACCAATCAAGTAAATCAACAGCATAATAGAAGCGCGAAGTGTAATAGATTTCACCGTTCTTACGAATCTTTGGAACGCCTTTCAGTTTCTTACACGGAAACATTCCTAACTCATGCTTAAAAATTAGTGTGTAATTAAAAGTATGGTCAATGAATTTGCCTACCTGTTCAACCTTCCAAATGTTTGTGTTGTCGTAAAAATAGAATACTCGCCCTATTTCATATTGCTTCGTGCCATACATAACCATGCTTCTTTCATGGCTCTCAAATAGACCGTAGGTGTTCCACTTCCATGCAACCACACTTTCACATCCGTAGTACATTGGTTGAGGCTCAAACTTATTCGTGTCGTCAACAACCATTTCACCGTCAACCTCAACGAGTGAAACGTCTTTCAACTTGAATGTAGATACACCGTTTGCATCAATTCCGCGAAGTGTTGGAACTATTTCCTTAACGTAACCTTCAACAGAATTAAATACGTCTATCTCTTTGTTAACGTATTGCTTGTAGTCTTCAGAATCATTACCACCTTCAGGGTATATTATTTCCCAGTTATGGTCATTCAATCCTCTTGAAACAACGCTAAGATAGTCAACGAAGGCAGGGTGCGTAGTGTTCTTATAGTTATTCTCAATGTATTCATTCTCTTTATCGCTTTGATTAGGTGCGCGATGTTTGAAAAGCATCTCAGGAAACTTACCTACTTCAGCGTGTGTTTCGATACGATTCTTTTGCTTAACAGCTTCAACGTAACCATCGTAATAGTTGGGTATATCCTTCCAAATAGCAGTACCACTCTCAAAAACGTAGAACTCCTTTGAGGCTTCAATAGCATCTTTTACAATAGATTGTATTTTAGATAATTCAATCATTTCTTTGGTCTACGTGGTCTAGGTTTATTACAATTGCATCCCATTATTTCTTTCCTTCTAGTATTTGATTAGCCTCAAAATTATACGCAGCGAAAAAGGCTTTCTTTTCACCACTTGTAAAGTTAAAGACTTTGCCGTACTTAGCCTCAAACCCTTCCAACTTATCTACATTCTCCTGTCTACTCAATCTCTCAACGTAATGGTTTACGTACACTTTAAACGGTTTAGCTTCGGGGCTTTTATCATTTCCTTTTGTT